TTGGTGTCCATTTTCTTTTATAAGGCTTCCCTTCTAGCATTTGAGGGTTATATGTAGTTTTGTTTCCTTTTTTTTCAAATATTGATATGTTTTCATGCTTTGTAAGAGGTTTGTATTTTGCTGTAAAGGGGCTTCCACATTTAGACTTTTTCCAAATTAATTCATACTTATAATTCTTAATATTACTCATTCTTAACGCACTACTAAAAGGTTCTGAACCAAATAACACTATTGCACCATTAGGTTTTATGAGTTTGTTTAGTCTTTGCCACATTTCATCAAAAGGAATAACACTATCCCACTTACAAGCTGTTGTTCCGTATGGTGGGTCTGTTATGATTGCATCTACCTTAATACCATCAGCAATAAGTCTATCCATTACCTCTAAGCAATCGCCTTTATGTAAATCAATCATTTATTTTTATGTAAGTGGTGGTTGAAGATTCTTCGCCACATATAAGAACGTATCACCGCACTAACTGTGAAAATACCTGTAATACCTAAGTTATCTAACATTGTCATTTCAATGTTCCATAATGGAGCAACGACATAAATCCATATTATTAGTGATACGAAGAATCCACTTGATATATTTATTAATGACTCATTGAGTGAACTTAATTTTGATTGTCTCACGATTGTATAGAATATGTTAAAACATAAATTATATATTATGTGTGCCCGTGGTTGGTATTGAAACCACCTAAACAGCCATTTAGGTTAACATTTTTTTGTTTATTTTCGAATCGATGTAATTGGGGATTTTTAATGATTTTGAATTAGCATAAATAAGATTAAACACAATTAAGGAGTAAAATATGTCAGTATCATCATTGACTAGAATGACAACACCATTAGCGACAGACCAATCAGGTTCAAGTCAAGGCTTATTAATGCCTAAGTTAAAGTATAGATTCAGAGTAGTTTTTGAAAACTTCGGCGTATCTACACCAAGAACAGAATTAACAAAACAAGTAATTGACTTTACTAGACCATCGGTAAGTTTCGACCCAATTGATATTGAGATTTATAACTCAAGAGTTCGTTTAGCAGGTAAGCATACTTGGGAAGACATCAATGTTAATCTACGTGACGATGCTAGTGGCATGGTTTCTAAATTAGCAGGTGAGCAATTACAGAAGCAATTAGACTTCATGGAACAAGCAAGTGCTGCTTCAGGTGCTGATTACAAATTTACTACACGTGTAGAGATTTTAGACGGTGGTAATGGCGCACATGAGCCAAATGTATTGGAAACTTGGGAAGTATATGGCTGTTATGTTGCTAATGTAAACTACGGTGATTTGAACTACGGCAGTTCAGAACCTGTTACAATTGCAATGACACTACGTTTCGACAATGCAGTACAAACTCCAATCGGCAATGGTGTTGGTTCGGATGTTGGTAGAAGTATCGGCGATAACGTTTCGTAATAATCCAAAATGGGATTTGGTAGTTATTTAAAATCCTCACTAAAAGAACAACTAGGTAATTGGGATGATTTTGGTGATGGATTTAAAGAAGGATTCTTTGGCAATGATTATTTCCGTGATTACAAACACGGAAGTAAATTATTTGTTGCCGACGGGCATGCGCTTGCCCCTACCAATAAATTTCTATTTCATGTTTATTTCACACTAAACACAGCAGAAATACCAGAATTAAATAAAGCAATGGGTGGTGCAGAAGGTGCATCTCGCATTGGTATGCTTGTTAAAACAGTGAAACTTCCTACTTTCAACTTTGAAGTAGAGGAAATGAATCAGTACAACCGCAAGCGTTATATTCAAAAGAAAATTAATTATAGACCAGTTAATATTGCATTCCATGACGACGGAAGTGATTCCGTACGTTCCATGTGGTACAACTATTATAATTATTATTACAATGACCCAAGTTATGGTTATGACGGACAAGGTTCGAGCAACCCAGGCTATAATGATAGGGACATTTATTCGAATTCTCGGTCAACATATGATTGGGGTTTCAATGGTTCTGGACCGAATGGAGATGAAAAACCTGCATTCTTTAAAGATATAAAAATCTATGGCATGAACCGTGGTAACTTCACTTCGTACACGTTAATCAATCCAATTATTACAGATTGGGACCATGACACATTTGATTACAGTGCTGGTAGTGAAACAATGCAACACACCATGACTATCAGTTACGAAACTGTGAAGTACGGTCGTGGTAAGGTCGGGTCTGAAGTTAAAGGATTTGGTGATTCTGCAGTTTACGATACAAGTCCAAGTCCATTGAGAGCGGGTTCAACTGCTTCTTTATTTGGTCGTGGTGGTATTGTGGATTCTGGTCAAAGCATAATGGACGATTTGGCATCGGGTAATATATTAGGTGCAATCAGAACAGGTGGTTCTTTAAGAAACACACTCAAAGGGTCGAATGTTGGTTCACTTGTTGCTTCTGGATTGGTTAGTAGTGCAATTTCCATGGGTACTAATTATCTTTCAAATAATGGCAGTAGTCTTGGGAGTGCATTCTCTATACCTTCATTGGGGGGTGGGATTAGCGACGTTGTTGGTGGAATAGGTAGCGCTGCTAAAAACTTATTTGGTGGCTCGATGCCTAACCTTGGTGATATAACAGGTGGATTAACAAACTCATTTGGTGGGGTATCAACTAGTACAAACCAATTAGCACAAAATATGGCACAAGGCGTGAGATTAAATACTAGTGATTATACAGGTATGTTTGCTACTATGCAGGCATCTATGGAACCTGGTATGGCAGTTGTAGAAGGGGAATTGGCAGAATTGGCAAGCAATGTAGGTTCAGGTAATATTCCTAGTATTTCTAATCTTCAAGATAACATCCCGAGTGCATCTAGTTTAAAGCAAATCGCATCCGATGTTTCTCCAACATTACAATCAGCAGTAAAATCATTTGCTCCTGTGAAACAGGATATAACCCAACAAATGAAGGTATTGGTTAATTCAGGGGAAATGAAACAAATGACAGGTAGTTTAAATAAATTAGCAGGTGATGTGTATAGTAATGGAGTTAGAATAGGACAATGAGTAGAACACTAAACACTGACACATTTTACAGTGACAGAGATGTTGGGATAAGTTCCGAACATTACGGCATTGTTGTTGGATTTTTTAAAAAAATATTTGAAACTGATAGTACTGCATCGGCATTTGCTACTGATTTATTCAGAGTAGCAAAGGGAACTGATGTTTCTGTACTAACCCTCCTAGAGTCAATGCAAGATAAAGATAAAATTGGAGTTTCAGAAGTTATGGCATTTTATCTTAATCAAATTCGCTCACAAAGTGCATTACTTGGTGTTAGTAATGTGATAACCCCAAATCAACAAGTTGCTAGGAATATCCTAGTTTAATAATCATGCCTAGATATTCACAAGGGCATTATAAACCTAGAAATCCAAATAAGTATGTGGGCAAAGGCTCTATTATATATAGAAGTTCTTGGGAACTAGCATTCATGAACTTCTGTGATGACAACGAGCATGTTACTGAATGGGCAAGTGAATCCATTAGAATACCATACCGTCATCCACTATCTGGAAAACAATCCATTTATGTTCCTGATTTTTTAGTAATATATCAGAATAAACATGGTAAGCGAGTCGCTGAATTAATAGAGATTAAGCCAAAAAAACAAAGCATGCTTACAGAGAAGTTAAATAGCAATGAGCGTGCAACAGTTGCAATTAATTATGCCAAATGGGAAGCAGCGATTCATTGGGCAAAACGCAATCATATTGTATTTAGAGTTATAACAGAAGACCAAATATTCAGAAAGTAAAATAATGAATTCATTAAATGTATATACTGTCATCGACTATGATGGGGAGTACAGTACTCAGGTATGGCAATATCTTTATTCATATAAGCAGTACAAAGCATACCCAAACTCAACAAATATTGATATTAAGTTCAATAAGATAGAATTATCAAACTTACCAACGTTGAATAAGTCCGTACTGAGTATTTTACATTTGAGTCTGTCTAGTCTTGATGTTTTGGAAAAGGTAGAACACTTGGATTTTGATTTAATTTTTGTTGATAATATGTGTGAGCATTTATCAGTAGGAAGTGTTGATTTACTTGAACAACTCAGTGTACGAAGCAATATGTATATGATTGTTGGTAGTTTCGTACATCCTGAACATCATCTGTACGATAAATGCATCACAATACCCGAGGATTGGCTAAATTGTCGGGTATGGTATACAAATCCAAAGGCATTCGTTAGTTATTATAATGATAACACCAACACAAAGGTGAATGGGATGATGTATATAGGTGGTGAGTTAAGGTCTTGTAGAAAATTTATAATAGATTTACTATCGGGTGTGCACATCCATGTTATGCAAAACTCATCCGATATAGTAGCCACCAACGATATGATAAATGGAACAGAACTTGACCAATTATTTGTCAACGAGTGTAACGATTTATATGGTGTGGCAGGGGTACACAAGGATAATAAATTCTACAACACAATAAAATTTGGATTGGAGGAATATCCGTTCGGAAGGACTACTATTTCTTATTTGATATTACCTGAATACAATACTTATAAATGTGTATTGTATTCAGAAGCATCATTCATGAATAATGAAATATTCCCAACAGAGAAAATGTGGAAATGTGTAGTAACAAGGACACATTGGATAATGTTTGCTGGAAAGAATTCGTACAAGTTGATGGCTGATTATGGAATACGTAGTATTCTTGAGTTAGTACCTGATGGAATTGGTTTTGACAATATTTCGAATCACGCCGATAGATTTACGAAGCAAACCGAATCTGTTAAATACTTACAAGAACATCCAGAGATATTTGATACCACAGAGGCAAATGATATTTTAGATACAAATTATGCAGAGTTTTTGACTGGGAATAAATTCATGATGCCATTGGTAAATAAATTAGACGAAATATTAGAGAAACATATATGACAAAAAAATTAGAAAGTTTGTTTGAGTTACCCGAAACATCACGTAGACCAAATGAAGAAGAAATAACAACAACATCAGAAGAAATAACAGCAATAGTCGAAATGAGCAATCTTGAGAAGATTGAAAATGCATTAACGGCAGTACGTGGATTAGAAGCAAGTGATAAAGAAATGGATGACCTTGCCAAAAAAGCGGTAGAAAGTTATAAAGACTTGATGGACTTGGGAATGAATGTCGAACCACGTCATGCTAGTGAGATATTTGGCGTTGCTGAGCGCATGCTTAATAGTGCAATAACAGCAAAGAACGCTAAAGTTAATAAGAAACTTAAAATGATTGATTTGCAACTTAAGAAAGCAAAGTTGGATTTGGATAATCCAGAAGGCGGACTAAGTACGTTATCCAACGGTTCATTATTGGACAGAAACGAATTATTGGACAGACTTATTAAAGGAACAGATGCGTCTATCACAGACGCAGAAGAAACTGACAAATAGTATAAATACAGATAACATTTAATTACATACGGTAGGAAATTAGTATGAGAACATTACGAGATTATTTAATAGAGTCATCAAGACAATACGAATACCGTATTAAGATTG